TATTGTGGCTGCCACACTATTAGCACGTGTTGGGAATAACCAGCCTAAAATTGCCACAACTGTTCCTAACAAGACTACTAATGTATTAGAAATTGTTTGCTTCTCTTCCCCTTGAGAGTTAACAGAAATAGTTGTGAGTTCAAAAGCCAGAAAAGTATAGTTCCTTAGAAATAGATTCCAATATACTAGTTCTGCGAAAACAATAACCAATGCAATCATTATGAAATTTAATTGCATATGGGTTCGCGGCTTTAAGAAGAATTTATCTTTAATTCTCTTATCAAAGAAATACCAAAGGCCAAAATAAGGTAAAAATAATAAAATTGTTCTTAGTAATAATATGTTATCAATTACCATTTTATACTCATAAAAATAAAGCACCCATAATAGGATGCTTTATTTGTATTCTTTTGTAAACTAGCCGATGCCATAACCATCTGCTAAGCGATAGTTTAATTTTGTAGTTTTCATGGCGTCTCCTCTCAAAGCTTACGCTTGATTTAACCTATGTACGTCTAAATAAAATATGCGTCGCAGTCAGTCACCGCGTCGCAATAGTAAACGTTTCGTTTAAACGAATAGTACGTACTAATGACAGAAGTGTCAATATCGAATCTTATCGTCGTTGTCAATGGAATAGCAGTATTATGTAACATCAACTGCGCTATATCGCGTCGTACAGTCGCAGTTATGTATCACACGTCAGCATTTAAGTCTTCGTCGCTCGTTGCGTCGCCTTCTTATGCGCCTCATCCAAGAACATATCGTCGAGTGTGAAGATACAGTCGTTAAAGATGTATCGTTCAACTGGCAAGTCATATTGCTCAACATAAGCATTAATTGATGAGATATCTAACGCCAGAGGAACACCTTGTTCATAGCGTCTAGATCTTGCAATTGTGTTATATGCAGTCAGAATGGCATTAGCAACATAAGAATAGTCAGGTTTAGTTAAAACCTTAGTGTTGTTGAGATTTAAAGCTTTTGCGACTGCGCTTTGCTTTTTGCTGTAGTCGCTCGCTTCTTCTTCTGAGCTGAACTTTGCCCACTCGTAGAGGCTGACGACTTTCCCACAACATCATCTCGATATTGATTTGCTTCAGCTTGGATCTTTTCAGATTCAGTGCGGATAAAAGACCAAATAGAAACACCTAAATCGCCCATATTGAGCAACTTAAATGCATTTTCGCCATTGAAAGTAGGCTCTGTTTTTACCAGCTCACCTTCAGGACCTTCTTCAACAAAAACCACGCCTTTCCAGTCTTCAATTAAATGCGAAGCCACTGCTTCTAAAACTAATTCATGAAAGAGTTTATCTTCTGCTGTTGCCTTTGCTACGTCAAAGCCTTTTGATGAGATCTGATTATTTGCTCGTTCAAGTGCCACCTGATAAGGCTTATATCCAATACCACGGATCTTAAACTCAGCAAGTACATTGCCTTCAGTATCTTTGTATTCGCGCCACAAACTGACGTCTTTATTTCTTTGAATATTGACTTCGAGAGCCATGTGATATCTCCAAAAAATAAGGCAGCAATTAAGCTGCCAAATCAGTATTAAGGCGTTGCTGGTGTACGGGTAATTGTTGGTGCTACTTCTACGACTTTATATTCGAATGAAGCATTTAAAAGATCTGAATTACCACCACTAGGTAATGGAGCTGTAATTTCAGCTTTAGGAATAAAAATTTCATATTTATTCCCATCTGTATCAGTGATTGGAACTTTTAATGAAATCGTTTTGTTAGTGAATTGCTTTTCATACATATCGGATGTATTGCGTGACCAAGCTGCGGTAAATGAGCCAGTACCTGCAGCAAGCATTTCAAGGATTGCACGTGCATCAATCCCTCCACCTAAACAACGTTGTAGCTGCATGGTGTTATCCCAATTAAATGTAAAAGCGGTCAAGCATGAAATCCCTGCTTGAGAAACTCCATCAATCAAAATGTCACCTACAGAGACATTCGACATTTTGGGATTGTTATCTGCAGCTGTAATTGTTCCAGCTGGTGCTGAAGAAAAGTTTGTTCGACCGAGAGCCATTAGGCCAAAAGTCATTGTAATTAAGCCAGCTTCAGGAATATCAATTCCAAAAGTGTTTACATGACATCCACGGAAAACATGGTAGTCATTAACATCTTCAAAGCCACGTAAAACAGAAAAAGTTTGACGAAGTGTGCCGCCAAAAGTTAAGACATTTGAGGACCAACTATTAAAAGCTGCAGCAGCCATTAAGTCTTGTACAAGTTGGCTATATTTTGCCTCACACTTTAATTCACCAGCATATTCTGCGCCTGTAATCATTGAAGAGCGAGCAATGCGCCCGCTAGTGATAGACTTTGACTCTTCTTTAGAAACTGTGGCATCTAAACCATTATCTGTAAATTCAAAAGTTGTTCGAGCAAACGGTGTCGGTGTTACACCTACCGTTGTTTCTCTTGCGATTTGTGTTAGCTGACGTGCACCACTCGACATGGCTTTTACTCCTTATAAGCATAAAAAAACCACCTCGAAAGGTGGTTACTAAATTTGAAAAATAAAAAAACCGCTCTTAAGCGGTAATCTCTTTAAAAATTGAGATCAATCATCTAGATCGACACTTACTCCAGTTACTACATTATGCTTTGCGCTGCCAAGGCAACTAACATCGGCCAAACGTATATTCACATCAGAAACACATAGTTTATTGGCCAATTGCCATTTATTAAGCTCTTCAGCCATTACAGCTTCCAAATGTCGTTCTAGTTCTAGCCGTTTAATTTCAATTTCTTCTTGCGTAAGCATGCAGGACATATCAATTCACCCTAAATCCAATCGTCACATTATACTGAATGAAGTCAGCATCTTTTCCTGTATAAACGGATTGCCCCTGTATACATTCTAAATGTTCGATTCCGAAATATTCAAAATGATCAAGTAATGCATCACTTAGATCTGTGATTTCTTTATCACCTGTATCTGGCCGAGCAAAGCATTGGATTAAAATATTACCTGTGCGACGTGTAGTTGGCTTATCAGAAAGTCCAGCAATAAAGCTTGGTCCTCCTGAGATAGCTAAACGGCACCATAAGCCTTTTGTAGGCACTATGAAGCCTGGAGCATTTGGATATTGGATTCTATCTTGAGAAATACCTGTGAAGCTCATCATACGGTCGACTATTGCTTGCCGCGCCTGCTCTAAAGTCATTGCCATTTAGCCACCATACTTTTGAGTAATGTAAGTAAACGTTGTGCTGTAGATACCCAACGGCGCTTGATCGGACCAACCATCCTCTAAGCGCTCTGCATAAGGCTTATTGTTTTGAATATAGATCAAACTACCAAGTTTAAATTTCACAGCTTGAATCGCAGCATCTTGCACAGCGTTTGTAGTGGGCTCTCGCACACCGTAATCACCAGATCCAACAGAAATAATATGCGATGCTCGATAAGCTCCAGTATCAACTGGACTTGAAACAACAAGTGATTGAACTGTATCCATTGTGATTTTCTTTACAAGCTCATCTGCCTGTTTCTCAACTTCAAAACTAAAGCTAGTCGGCTTTACTCCCGTCCACCCCATAGATCATCTCCACTTTAACTTTGCCACGCAATATTCTTGTGCAAAGCCCATCTTTGCGCTTATTAATCTTGTATGGATACTTGAAACAACAAACCAAACCCTGTTCCTCATTCGCCCAAAGAACATGTTTAATTTCATTGTTATTCACATATATTCTGCGATTACCTTTACCATCATTCACGCTATGAAACATTTCACTTCTCGCTTTCTTCATACATTTCAAAAAGGTCTTGAGCGATCGATTGAATTGAATATGCCTCAAATTCTGGACTAGGCTCTTTTTCTCCCATCAACTTCTTAACCTTCTGCCAAACATGAACTGCTTCATGTAAAAGCAGTCCATAAACTTGTATTTGGTCCTTATCCGCTGCTTCACCAATTTGGACAATTACATAAGCACCATCCGAATAAGAACTAACCTGAGCATCTGCACCCATATCCAAAAATTGATCAGCTCTGCCCATATCTTCAAATAGCAAATCCATGTGTATTTGATTTCTAGCATG